CCTTAGGCCACCAGTTAGCACGTTCAACTGCAGTGAGTCCAGACCCACAACTAAACAACAGTTCAGAGTCAGGCATCTTACAAACAAAACTACCAAGTGAATCCTTAAACTCACCATCTTGTGTTTGCTCCTGGTTGTAATCAACTACCTCGCACGTCATTATGTTCATAGGTTTCCACTTCATCAACATAGTACATTTCTGTTTCTCCTGATATATGTTGTGAACATTCCTAATGATAGTACCTTCATACCCATCCTTCAATGCCTGTATGTGCATCATCTCCAGGTCAGCGAAGTTGGTGATTGCATAGGTCGGCACCACCTGTATGTTTGCCATAGGCATAACTATCGCATTGAGGTATGATAGGAAATCAGTGCGTTTGTGTTGAGGTGTGTATGTGTCTATCATATCAAATATAAGGTATGATATTGATAGGTGTTCAGGCGCACTGTACTGCCGTCTACACCATCCATCAGTAGTTTGGTGGTGTTGACCATGAAGGTAAAGTTCACCATCGAAGTGATGGTAAAAGGCACCCGTTGTCTGTATCACCTTCTTAGCGACAAGCCCCATCTGCATGTTGATATGTTCCATGCTTTTGATCTCAGCAGCACTGCTACTATACAACGTAGCCTTACCATCGGGATAACCTTTAACCCTACAACGATTACCATTGATCTTCGGTTGGACAAGAACAAAGCCATCTTCCTTTATCCAACTATCAAACCGCTTACGGGTGAATAGTACAGGTGTCATTATACCAGTACGTGCCATTACCTTTTCCTCCAGTCAGTGGATAGGATGAAAAAGAAGAATGCCATGAAGGCACAGACACCTGCAAGAGGATAATCACCCAACGCAACTGCAGCGCCTAGTGCGAAGATACAAAGGAGAACTGCGAGGGCTGATAGCTCAGGCACACGCTCATTCTTCTTCCTCATGGCTTATCAACATCTGTCAATGTTTGTTTAGGCATGACTTTACGTAAGTCAGGCCAAGGGAAATCTTTTGGCATCTGATTGCGCATTTCAGCTATTAGTGCAGATGTGGTATCCTTCAGATCGAGGAGGCGATTCATAGTTGCAACCGCTGATTTCTGTACACCCTTATCTTCAAAGGTTTTCTCTCTTGTCTCCTTAACGAAGATCATGTGATGATGTTGCATATCACGAGTGTGATTCTTGATATAGGCAAATGCGACTTTAAAGCCGAACTCCCTTATGTCCTTCCTGACTTGTGTAATCTTACCTTGTCTAGGCATTGTTGCCTCCTACGTTGTGCACCTGAGGTGCTGTTAGTGGAGTGGAAAGGAGTCGAACCCTTCATGGAAGCCCTTAACAGACGCATAGTGGGGAGGACTATGTGCCTGTGTTACTCACCCCATGTTTGTATATGTACAGAAAAACATGGAAGTTTAAAAAGAGAGGGACACAGACTACATGTCCCTCGCTTGATGAGTGCTAATAGATGGTGAATTATCCCATCAGTTCTTGAAGAGCGGCTTCCTTCTCTTCGTCCGTCATTGTGGCGAACTTCCGTTTCAGGGCAACCATAGGATCTACGGCTTGTGCCTTCAAGGCCTCGCCAGGTTTCCAACCAGTAGCGATTGCTTGAATCTCTTCATCCGTTTTACCAGCTTTGGCATAACGTCTCATTGCACCCTGCAACGTGACTGTACTGGCTCCAACGAACTTATCGTAGACGACTTTCTCTCCGAACAGTTCAACTGCAGATGCAAGGTCAGCACCGAAATCATAAATCACACTTACAATTCGGCTCTCTTCATTACCGAGGTCTGCCTTGGCAGTAATAAGACCTGCTGGTTTTTCTGCTACTTCTACTTCTGGTGTTTCTTCATTCTTAGACATTTAAGTCTCCTTTTCTATGTCTCACGTGAGACGTTTTTTGTAGGCAGTGCCTACTGACGTTTATCTTAATTTACCGAAACTCTTCTCATATTGTATGATGAAGTTGAGTTGCACAGGATAGGCAACACGCTTGAGTGCGCCCGCTGCAGAGGGTTCAATCTTCTCATACTTAGCAATGAACTTACTGATACGTTGGAGGTCCTGTGGTAGTTTGTTTTGTGAAGGTATTGTAATAGGCGCAACTTTAATATCCTTTTTCATTTATGATACTTCCCTTTGATTGCCGTTCAATATAATATGAAATATACCAATATGCAACAATTATTTTTGTTAGTTGGTTTTTTGCCTAATCACAAATTCACGCAGTATATCTGGGAAACGTGAGCTTACTCGTCTTTAGCACCTCCAGTGCCATAAGCCTCAGATCTTCATCTCCACATTCAGCCACATGATTTATGAATTCTATATGAAGATCATCTTCCATACTATGCGCAACTTCATAATCACTTTGAGTATCTTTGATAGCTTGGATGCTATCTTTTATTTCTTTAAGCTTCATATCTTATTCCTTTCAATACACTCCTCACAACGTGATGCCATACCAGATGTTGCCATCATAGCTGCAAGCATATAACCAAACGCAAAGCCAACACCTATGAAAGCACCTAATACTGACCAATGTAATTCGATAGTCATGATACTGTCTGATCTAATTCAATGATACCATTATAGATTTCAACTGATGACCTATTACATGAATCCCAGACCTGACCAAGTAGAGCTGGGTCACTATGATATACAATAGTACCTTCAACCTTATCATCCCTTACAGCAGTAACTAAAAGTACAGTTTGTGATGCTTTATATTGAACAAGCCTTCCAACTCTAATACCATCAGATAATACTATTTTAGTATCGTGTCTTTTTGAACGTAACATATCATTTCTCCTTCGTTGAATTTTTGGACGTAGCACTCTCACTCTGCAACATACTCATTGCATCGTCTGCTTTCTCCTTAGTATCATCGGGCATGGCTAGGTGTCCTGCGATCTTACTCATGCTCTCTTTAGTCCTGCGTTGTAAACGATAGTATGTATTGATATATGTTAGGGCTTCTTCATAATCCATAGTTTGAAGCGCCTTCCCATTACTATACAGTACCTCACTGAAGTCAACTGCAATTTGACCTAGCAACCCCGATAGGGTATTTATCATTACACCTCCTGCACGATAGTACTGTGCAATACTTGCAAGGCGGGCTACATCTATGCGTGACTCAACAACTATAGTTGTACTACTTTCTCCTCTAGGCAATTACATACCTCCTTTCAATAGGGCTATTGCCTTCTTAATGTCAATGTCAGACATCTTCTTAACAAGCCCTTTGACCAAACGTTTAGTCCGTGCTTCCTGCACAGGTGTTATATAGGTTATCAAATAGTGACAGTAAGGACACCTGTATCTTTGCATTTCCTTTATCTTATCCCTATTGTCAAGTGTTACATGGCAGATGGGACATACTGTTGGGTGTCCTGCTGCCTTAGGTGCTGCCATTATCTACCTCCCATCATCATTTCATCTTCTACATCAACGAGGGTTACTGCAGTGCGTAGATTCCATCCTGTGTTCGCACGCTTTATAATAGCAAGGAGACTATCAGCCGTGTGTATCACTTGGCGGAGTTCCTGCAGCTTACCCTCATCGAAATTAATCCTCTCATCATATCCTTGTTTGAATCCAGTAGTGAAGGAGATCCAAGACAGCACGCCTGAAAGGACAAGGTAAAGAACGCACCGCCTTAGGTTGGGTCTCCAAATAATTGTTAATGGTCTAAGGATTTTGAAAGGTCTTCTACGACGTTCCATATAAGCCTCATTTGCTGATGCGTATAGTTTAGGTGGAGTATCCAGTTGTGAAAGTTCTCCCAACTATATAACTCAGGGTTGTTAGCTATATACAATATGTACTGTACTGCATGAATCTGTGGTCGGCTAAAGGGATGGACGCTCATAGGAGTCCTTCCTTCCGTGCTTGCTGTACCAGTGTACCATGCACACCATTGAGGCGCTTGATCTTCATGCTATGTTTTGCATATCCACCTATGCGTGTCTTACTGCGAGCTCCATCGGTTGCATCTAGGTGAACCCGCTTATGTCCTGCCTTGTGTAGTAAGCCAATGACTGCCATGATGCGGTCTTGAAGGTCGGTGCCTTTTCGGTCCTTTGGTGTCCAAGCTCGTCCGCCAGTACTACCTAGCCCATCCATCATCACTCGTGAGCGCCTTGTGATACGAGACATGAACTTCTCATTGCGTGTCTTACGTGAATCACGTTTGTTAACTTTGTTGTCTGCATAACAGAAGCGCTTACTTCCATCTGCGTTGGTTCCATTAGTTACCATTGCGTTACTATACATTAGGGTTGTCTCACTTTCTTTCTTATTGATACTTGTGTTTGATTGAACGCACCTTTTGCTGTTGCAACTGTACTGCTTGTCAGCCTACGTTCAGTATATATTAGTTTAGCAAATGCCTTATCTCTCCATTCCATGTAATAGCTATATGCTGTTGCATAGTCAGGGCGCCTTATGAAGTGTATGGATTTACCTTTGTGATTAGTCCATGTTACCTCATACCATATCCTACTCATGCCTTCATTTGAGTATTGATATGATCTATTCGATTAGATGCCCACTCACTGAAGTCAAGTGCAATCTCATCAAATGATTCATCGAAAGGATAGTCCTTATCAAGGAGTTCATTGTCCCAATGTTCGGATAGTTTGAGTAACGCGGTTGATGCCTTTGCAAGGAGTGTTTGTAATTCTATCAACCTAAGGTCATGACGGAGTTCATCGTTACGTTTAGCTATGCCGTCAAGTTCATCAAGTTCATTCTCATCACGCAACATGTCTTGTTCGTTCTGTTCAAGGTCGTTCATGTTATAACCTCCTCTAATGTTCCCATGTAGTTGAACCCGCCATACTGTAGGCGCCCGTGAACAACCTTTAGTTCAAGGTCGGATTCCATCTCATACATGTTTGTTATGTTCATTAAACTTTCGAGAGCTGATGATAGTGTTGGTTCCTCAGCCGTGTCAACAATCTCATTCGCCTCTTCAGCGAGTTCAACTACTTTAACCAGATACATAGCATTTACCCCTTCTTATCTCATCCCAACCATTACATTTAGCAGTTGGGTGACGTTCAATGTAATTATCTATGTGAAGCCAATCGGTAGGTGATAATGACTCCCACCATTCTGTTCCATCATCAAGGTAATCAACTTCACTGATGTGTCTACCATCCGTTATATCGAAGGTATCATCAATGTTAGTTGGATATGTCATACCATTAACCCTGTCAAAGGTATGACCAACTGATTTGAGTTGTACGTGACGTTTAGGTGCTGTCATGATTGTCCTTTCATTTGTTATCAAATAACTTGTTAGCTAACTTACGATGATCTGCTGTATTCATCGTCATGTTATTATTAGCAATCCATGAGTATACACTGATGTACCAAGTTAATATACTTATGACATCTTCATGCGTGTATGTTTCTTGTGATTTCACACCGCATGTACCTAGTGTGTCCTTTAGAAATGTTACCATAACATAGTCCTTTCATTATGATGCTTCGTTTAAATTTTCAACATAGGTTTTCTCAATACAACAGCCTTAACGCCACCTCTGCCCATGCAATTACAAGTTGCAATCATTGCATTGGTTAATAGCTCTAAACTCCATGCACACGCCTTAGGCATAGCCCGTTCCATCAATAACTGATGAATGAAGTGTGCATCTTCCATGTCATCTGTTTTGATACGTGCGATGATAGTATCATTGCGGTTGTGTGATGTTATTAGGTACATATGATATTGTCCTTTCATTATGTATTAATAAGGTGGGCACGATGTACCGTTACCCACCTCTGTTTACCTTCCGTTATTTCGGTTGATTGGTGTAGAAGTCATTGCCCGTTGCATCTTCAACGGATTCAATGTGCATCGTTACCATTAGCTTGTCATGGTTGTTCAACTTTTCAAACCATTCACCATCACGTTCGATGTGTGCAAGGTCAATAGCTGAACCCTTTGATGTATCGGGTCGTCCATGTGCATCAGCTGGATAGATACAATTATCACCCACGTTGAGAAATGACCCAACACTATCCAATAGAACCATTGATGTTCCGATGGTCATTACAAGCTCACGATAATCTTTCCATATCATCATGTCATGTTCATTGGTACGTGATAACTCTTCATCTAGCATGATTGAATCAAACCAGATGTCAAATGTACGACGTGATGCAACTCCACATTCAATGTAGAACGCACCTGCATAAGCGATGGATGGGCAATCATCTTTGAAACCCACATCCTTATGGTGCGTAATCACAGAGATTGCGCGCATTGTTGTTTCGTTCATAAAGCATCTCCTTTTGTTCGTTCACACGTTACGTTGTTGCAACGTGTTAGTTCCCATACACGCAATCAAGAATGTATGGGCATGGACAACATTAGTTGTTGTTGACGTTTTCAATGAAGAATGATGCGTGTATTGTTGAATCTTCCATGTGCATTGATGGATGGTCAACAACATCAATCAAATAGTATTGACGTTTGGTAACTCCATTTGCCATGAACGTAACCAACGTTTCACGAGAGTTGCCCGTGTTATCCGTTTCAATGTCCATAGACAAATCACCATCATCCGTGAATGATAGGTTGATGCGTGACTTCTGCGGTATGTCATGTGCCGTTGTGTAATGGTGTGCAGCTATTTTGGTACATTCACATAAAGGTGGTTTATCGTATTGCGTTTTGTACAAGAATGCAATCTCTGGGCAACGTTCCGCATCAATGTTCATTTGTCCCAAGGTATACATAACTTCATCGTTGTTCATGCGTACGTGTGAATCTTCCAACCATTGACATATTGCATCATCCGTTTGTAGATTCCATTTGATGCCGTTTGAATCAATAGTTTCATCAATGATTGTATCTGGCGTCAAACCGTTGTTGTTTGTATCTTTCGCATGTGGTTTCATGATTTTGTCCTTTCATCATGTTTGTTTGTTTTGTTTAGCTTCTAAGCGACGACGTTTCATCAACGCATCGTATTTAGATTTGGCATGGTAATAGATTGATATGACATTCATATCATACATCTCTTGCGTTGTCATGTTATTGACGTGTTCGATTGATAGATTGTGATGCCGCGCAAATCGTTCACGTACACTAGGTTTATCCATGAGGTGTTGTTGTGTGTTATGCATTAGCTATTATGTCATTATGACGTGTTGCACAACGTTTCAACGCATCCCGCACCTCACATTGAATGTCATTACATATGCAAGTATGACATGCCGTAACAACATAGATATCATCATCATTGACGTTGTTATCGGATAGCTGTGCGTGTTGTTGTTGGATAACATTATCCGCACATTCAATCATTGTATCTTGTTGGGTTATGTTCATGTTATTGTCCTTTCATACATGAGTTAGGTGCGACGTGCGTAATAGTTGACGTCGCCTTTGATACCGTTCAATATAAACAACAATCATGCCATATGCAATAAAAAAATGCAATAGTTATACGATGACCTATGGAGTGAATTGTGGGAGTTGTGAGTAAGGAGTAGGAGTTCTTACCCTGTTTTTGAATGTTGTGGACGAAGCATTGAATTGTGATAGTTATTGTTTAGGTTTGTAGTTATTATTTATCTTTCATTTATATATTTTTTTTTAAAGAGAACCCCAACAAACAAACTAACATTTCATGCTCCTGCGTCCCTAACATTCAAATATGGGGTGACATCTCCTATTCCCTTCACCCAACATATTTGTAAACGCCCATGCTATGTTGATAAATTCAACGAAGCAACATTGAATAGGTGCACCATATGCACACAAAGATTAAATAGGAGTGTAGTTGATAAGTGGCACCATATGCGTACATAGATATAATAGGTGCACGTTTGGACATAAAAAAACCAACACGATTAAATGTTGGTTCATTGTTTTTGCAACATGGGGCGGTTAATGTATTGTTATGTTATTGTGCGGAAACGATTGTTTTTAACATTTCAACGGGAACGTTGAATGTATCGGCATGTTGTTCCCATGTTTCATCGTTGTATGGTGTTTCGTTGTTTTCACGTTTGAAACGTTGCAACATTTCCGATGGTGTTTCATGTATTGTTGCATGTGATACCGAACCAACGACCACACGTTCGGTTGTTGGTATGTTTTTGTTTTTGCGGTACAACGTTTGACGACCAATACACAATGATGACATTTCACGTTGTATGTGGGATTGTAATGATTGACGTTCGAACGTGAATTCGATGGTTGTTGTTTTCGGTTCCGAATACACCGCGTCATTGGTTTTCAACGATCCCGATATAATGTATTTCGTTGTACATTGGTGTTTTAATACAATGTTGCCAATGGTTGTTGTTAATGCGGTTACGTCCATTGGTGGCGTTGTTTTTGATGTTTTGACGTTTTTATCATTCATGTTTTGTCCATTTCATGTTTGCCCCATGTTGTCAAAAAACATTTGCGTGACGCATGTATCCCAAACGTACACGTTGTTCGTGATGAACGTCCGAATATACATTACAACATTGACACAATGCAACATAAATAAACATGATACATGATATATATTGGTAGCTATGACATATGTCACATGGCACGTTGCATGGCACGTTGTTTGAATGTTGCACGTATTACATTGACGCATTGACATACGTCTATATGAACGGGCGGGTACGGGGGATTGAATCCATGTGGTGGTGGCAGAGGGAGTTGTACAAATCGCACCAACTTTTACATTTGTCATTTCACAAATATCAAACAAGTTACAACACCACCATAATACACATACTGTAAGTGTGAATTTTTTTTTAAAATAATATCTCATGTGGTATGATAGTATCATATAAATGCTTCGTCCAATTTTTCAACGCAGCAACACATATCAATAGTTATACCTATCATACTGCCTGACCTTTATAGCTAATACATGTGTACGATTTGCATGTTATTGTGTTGTTTACCCTTGTATAATTGTTATATTAAGTCAGAAATGGAGTTAATATGTCAGGTATAGCAGGACGTTCAGGTCGACACCCTTTACCTTCCAATGAACGGAAGTATGAGATTGGTCACCTGTATGCAATAAATAAAGAGATACTCCGTAGGTTAGCGATTGGTCAAAAACCTAAGGACATTGCATCTGCCCTCGGCATAGCCAGGCAGACAGTGAGTAACACAGCTAACAGTGAATTAGGTCGCGCTCATATGAGTGTATTACAGGTTGCACGAGATGCAAATTCTGTTGATATCAGCAGAGCCATACTTGAGACTACGCCAGAATCACTGGCCATATTGCAAGAGATTCAAAGTAACGAAGATACACCACGCGCACTCAAAGCGAGTGTAGCATTCGGCATCCTTGATCGTGCAGGCTATGGCAAAACGAAGAAGACAGTTGTCGATATTCATGGTGATGGTGGAGCGCTTGTAACAGAGAAGATGGTAGAAGAAATGAAAGTTCGTGCAATCAAGGAAGGTAAGATGATACGCCCTCCTTCAATGGATGATCTAGATGTAGAGGATGCAGTTATCGTCACTCCATCACAGGAGGCAGCTAATGGCTGATTTTCAAGAAGCATATGATATCCTTTACACTCATGAAGGTGACTATGCTAATGACCCTGATGATTACGGTGGGGAAACCTACAAGGGTGTTAGCAGAAGGTATCAGACAACCTGGAAGGGTTGGACCATCATAGATGAACTTAAGCGCAAACATGAAGAAGGTTTCATTTCATACCTCGCAACTAATGAGGACCTACAAGAAGCCGTTCATGATATATATAGGAAAAGATTTTGGAACAAGTTCTGGGGTGACCGTATCACAGAACAGATTGTCGCAACAGAGATGTTTGATGTGGCAGTCAACCTTGGCGTAAACAGAAGTGTAAGGTTTATGCAGAAAGCCCTCAACGCACTGTCTAAGGATGGTAGGTTGTGGAGCCGATTGAAGAAGGATGGGCGTTTTGGCCCTAAGACGTTCAACAGTCTGCAAGAGTGTCTGAGTAATGACGACGCTGGTTATCTTGTTAGATGTATTAATTTATATCAAGGTAATCATTATCTACATCAAACGGAAAAGCGGCCAAGTCAGAGTAAGTTCCTGCGTGGTTGGCTTAAGCGTGTTGATATAGATAAAGATTACATGAACTAAGGAGACATTATGTCTGGAAGAAATGAAATACTTATAACAGGTGGATTTGTATCAACAGATGCACCGACACAACATGCAGTCAGTACAGATGCCGCTAAGTCATTACTTGCAGCTCATATGTACAGAGATGGCGTTAGTGAGGGTCAGGCAGTTGGTATGCTCATCACCATTGAAACAGCCGCCATTCGTGTAGGCTTCGGTGTAGCGCCAGTAAGGGCAACACCGTTAGGTCACCCTGTTCAGCCAAACACAGAACCTATTGTATTGAACAGTTGGGCACAGATCAAAAACTTTCAATACCAAAGTGAAGTTCTTGCAACACCTGCTGACCTTAACATCACACCATTCTTTGATTAAGGAGATGTATAATGCCTATACCTAGTGCAAGTCCAGTACCAAAACTTCCAGGGAATGTCGCTGCACCTTCGTTGAGTCAGGGTTATCTTGATTTCCTAATGCAAGCACAGCCCGCATCTCCTGTTGCAGGTAGTGTTAGGATATATTATGATAGTGATGGCATCAAGCATGTTATCAATTCTGCAGGAGAGGATATTACCAATCTTGCAGTTACACAAGAGTCTGCCTTTGGCGGCAGTGTAGGTGTGACATCTGATGTGCAAGGTCCTATGTTATTGATAGAGCTACTTGCCCGAACCTTTGATAAGAATGTTCTGTTGAGGGATGGGGACAACATAACATTAACCAATTCCTTTGTTAGTCATGGTGATGTGATACCTGTAAGCGATAAATATTTGCGCGTCATAAGGAATCTTGGAGGCTCTGGAAGCATTAAAATCGGGTCAACAAGTAGTTTGAATGATACTGGGTCAACAGAGGAATTTACTTGGGCTTCAGATGGCGACCTTATCCACACTTTGTTGGATGCTAATATTTCTACGGCAGTCACAGCATTGAGCTTGGCGCGTAGTGTTGCAGATGGTCAAGTTGATATATCGGCTTTCAACCTAACCTCCCTCGGCCTCCTCACAACCTCCCAAGCCCTCATGGTTAATTCACTTGCAACAGCCTATGGATGGACGCTGACTGGTACGGTAGACACAACTACCGCATGGAGCGCAATCGCTACATGGATGGCAACTTCGGGCGATAGGGATGAGTTCTTCGCAATTGTTATCCCAAGTCACGTTAGCTCAATGGAACCCTCGATTGTATCAGAGGTGGTTAATCGGGGTGGGAATCTGGCTTATCCACAAGACATGACATTGTCTGGATGGTCAGCAACAGGCAGTGCAACCATTGAGGGACACAACACATTCTCTATTCTATCCTCAAACCAAGGTGCAATATTGGATTTCATCCCTGCTGTGGCAGGGGAAACATTCTCTTATTCTGTTTTATTTGGCAGTGGTGCAGGGAATGTCAGATTGCGCCTTCTATGGTATGACATCAATGGTGATGCAGTAGGGACTTTCATTGATAGTGCATACCAGTCACCTGCAACTTCTGTTTCCATTTTAAATGAAGAAGCACCAACCAATGCTGTCATTGCAAAACTTTACATGCAAGGAAATACAGCAGGTGACTATCAAGTTGAATATATTCAGTTCAACCAAGGCTCAACCGCCAATGACTATGCTACTCCCTTAAATAGCCCCTTCACTCTTGGCTCACGTTCTGAGAATCAACTAAGGAATGGGAACGGGGAAGAGGATATTCAGGCGTGGTCAATAGGAGATAGTGCAACTGAATTTTCATATGATGGCACTGACTTTGTTCTGAATAATGGAGATGCTACACAAGCGTTTGTCAATAGTGCTGAAATAGCACCAACTGATGTAACAGTTTATATAAATGTTACAGACATAGCCGAGACAGAAGTGAGTTTTCAGGTTTTTGTTGATGCCCAAAATGATGCCACCCCAAGTGGATGGACATGGGATGGGACAAATCTAAAATACTATTATGTTACAACTGGAGTCGAAGAAATATCTCAATTTTTTACTGGCGTGAAGAAGGTAAGGGTTGTTAATGCTGATTCTACTCTTAACGACACATCTAAATTCCGTGAAGTCCAGCTAATCAAAGGCGAATACACACTCGCCCAACTCCAAGCAAAGGGCTATGTATCATACGAGCCTATCTTTCTGCTATCTTCTGTAGCAAATGATGGACTCTCAACTGTTGCCGATAGAATATACGGACAGGGCGACCAGATATGGTTGGAGAAGAATGTTAGTACGAGGTTGACACGGACTCCTGATTTGAACAACTTAATCCCTGACCCTGAGAATCAGAATTTTGATGGTGGGACAATAGGTGATTGGCTTGTAAGTGCTGATGGTGCTGGAACTTGCGCCTATAACACAGATGCTATTGGTGGTAATGACAAACAAGGACTGCTTACCAGTAGTGGTGATACGTATCTCTTTGGCGCACTATCTACAACAAGTTTAATTACTCTTGTGGAAGGCAAGGAGTATCTACTTAAAGCTGATGTGTACGTTCCTGCTGGCAACACACTAAAAGATGTCAGGTTATGGCTTGCCAATATTGACTATGTTGCCATCAATCAGGTATCAGAAACAATCGCAGGAGATACTTGGGTATCATTGGTGTATCACGTTAGAATCACAGGTTCAGATGTATCGGGAAACCTTGCCGTTGGATTCTATGGCGACCCTGCTGATGCAGACAAATTATATTATGATAACGTCAGAGTCCAAGAAGTCGGCTTCGAGTATGGCGACCTTGAGATTGATACGACTGAGCTGGTTACAAACGGTGACATGTCAAGTTCTACAGGTTGGACATTCAATGGTGGCTGGTCATATGATGCAGGCAATAGTGAAGCAGATTTTGATGATGCAACAACAGGTTATATATCAAGGGCAGACATCAATATTGTTGAAGGAAATCGATATAGGATTCAGTTTACAATTAAAAATTGTGCGACTACAGGGGCACTGTTGTTGAATGACACAAACAATGATGTATTGTTTGAAGGTAGTTGGGATAGTTATAAGACAATAGAAAACGGAACTTACGTTTTTGACTATCTTGCAACACACACACCTGTTGGTGCAACCCGTTTTTGGTCACATAGTGGTGTATCAGCAGACACATTTTCTATTACAGATATTTCAATTACCGTATTCAACATCCAAGAAAATCTAAGTCCCAACTTGGAAGATATTAGCGAGTTTGCAAGTGGTTCATTACAGCAACCTGCATCACAAGGTATCAATCATACTATCATTGATAATATCATGCTTGTATCAGTAACACACTATCTTGGTCTTGGTGCATATCATAAGGCTATTGAGAGTGAGATTCAGGCTAAACTGAATGTAGCTGATAGTACAACTGTTTACCGTCTGCGCCTGACAACTGTGACAACAGGCCTTGCTAATGATCAGGTATACTTTTTTGCCTTTAGTGATATAGATGGATTCCCTGACTATATCCCAGGCTGTACCCTTGTTGAACTTGTATTGAAAGATGCTGATGTTGATAGCTATGTAATATATGACAACGGTATACTTGTAACAGCGGGAGCAGCAGCGCCTGCAGCAGCTGATGTCCTTGTTGATCTTAAGATCGCAAGAAGTGATGCACTTGTAATTAAAACTATTGATCTAAGTTAAGAGGTGATGTTATGAAGATTGAATATAATGGCACAGTACATGAGGCAGTTGTTGATGATAACGGCTGTGTTGTCGGGAAAGATGAGAAACTGTTCTTCGGCCATTCTGTTGAAGAGATCATCCAAGGCACATTGATTGCAGATGTTATTGTTGAAGATGATGAATCAATACCAGTGGTAGATGATGGACTTCCTACAACATCTTCTTGATTGGGGACTAAACGGTAATGTCTGGATTTGGTTCCACATGTTGTTCGGTGGCATAGGTGCACGTATTGGAATTGAGTTCCTTTCAGTTACATACACACTGTTGGTTGTCCTCACCCTTGCATTGATCTGGGAGGTCATTGAATTTATCGTTGATGGTGGTACTGAAGGTATGATTAAAATCTATGGTTCAGTTGAGCGTTGGGAGTATGATTCATTAGGTGATGTACTTGGCACTATGGCTATCGCAGTATTGGCGGTTGTTTGAGTTACATAGCTGACATACCACCTTTAAAGGGGATACCAGGTACAACCATGGCTGTCATTGGTTCATCAGTTGCAACTGTGTTGGCTGATGCGATTAAGTATAGTTCAGGACAGTCATCAAGTACACGTGCAGCAACTGTTGTCATATACATTGAGACTGCTGATATACGTATAGCATATGGTGTTGCGCCTGTCCCAGCAACACCATTTGGATACCCTATTGTTGCAAATAAGTATCTTGTGTTAGATTTGTGGGAAGAGATTGATACCATTCAAATCATCCGTAATGATGCAGTTGATGCGAATCTAACAGTTACGGCGTACTTCTAATGTATATCACAGGACCAGACAGGGTAAAGGATTATGGCGTTGAAGTGGCGATGGGTCTCGTACCTGGTGCTACCAAAGTTAATAAGTTTGGTGAGGCGATTGACTGTGATAGTGGTGTTCTAACTGACCTTTGGGATGGTGCCAACGGAGCATTGTCAACAGATATCTGGGTTCCGCCATTAGCTGCCCGTACCCATGCGATTGCATCAAGTGTAAGTGGTACTGATTTTGTAGCTGGCACTGGTATGCGCACAGTACAGGTATATGGGTTGACAAGTTGGACAGCTAAGGAAACAAGTGAAGTTGTCAATATGGGTAGTACAACAGTCAACTCCTATGTTATCATTCACAGAATGAAAGGTTTAACGTGGGGTACTGGTGGTGTCAATGCAGGTAACATCACTGCAACAGCAACTACTGATGGTACCATCACAGCAGCTATACTGGTAGGGCAGAACCAAACGCAGATGATGATATATGGTTGGTCATCTTTACAGACACTTCAGGTTAAGAAGTTTCTTTCTCAAGTTGTTAAGAACACTCCATCAGCTGTTAGGGCTGAGGGAGAGATACTATATATGTCTGACCCTGCAACTAATGTTGTTGATAATACAGCTTGGACAAACAAAGAGAATTTTTCAATAAACAAAGGACTTAACCCTTGGATACATACATATGACCCTCCTAAGAGTTTCTCAGGTCCAGGAATTATAAAGTTTCAAGTAACTGCGAGCGTAAATGATTCTATAGCCATCGGTGCGATGGATGCGTATCTAATTGATGTTTAACAGAATAGAGGTAACATTATGCAAGTATTAAAGTTTGGTCGTACCATTGACGTAGATTTTGTCGGTGGTCAGCTTAAAGATAATGCAGGTCGTGTGTTAGGACAGCTGGGTGATGGTGTTACCTTTCTTCCTGACCCACCACCACCTGCACAGACATTTGAATATAAGGACCTATTAGGTCGTGGTGTGCCGAAGCCTGGTAAAGGGTGGAAGAAGATTGATATTCAACGCTTTTGTGATATGGTTGGGGTAAGTTATAAGGGCGATGATACTATTGCTAAACTGTTAGAGTTGTTATAAACCGCTTCGTTGAAAAATTAAACGAAGCATACGTTTGGAGCTGGGATGGAACTGTTAGCAATACAATTAGTAGTAACCGCAGTGTCAACGGTGGCATCTGTGGGCGCAGTCGGCATTGGTGGATGGATAGCGAAAGAGATACGTGTTGTGAAGAATCGTCAGAAGCATACACATTTTGAAGTGCGTGCTATGGACAAAGCATTAGAGACAAGTATTGGCAATGGTTACTCTGGTCATAGAAAAGAGGAACTTGAAAGGCTGATAAAAGAAGACGTTTTCGTCAGAACAGGAGAATGAAATGTACGGTGATTTAATAGCTTGGGTTGCGGCTCAAACAGGTTTGACAGAAACAGTGTTGAACTACATCGGAACAATCGTAGTACTACCTGCCATTGGTTGGGCACTTAAGGAGCTTGACTGGAAGACATATGAACGTGCCACTTATGTGACTGTGTATGGTATTGCACAAGGTTTGAACGATGCAATCCTGAAGGTTAAGGGATTAGGTTATGCGTGGGAGAACTGGTTTGAACCCTTCGTCATTAAATTCATTGGTGGTATCTTCCGTGTGATTGCACAGATACCTCTTGCATTTGTTGCTGGCCTCAATAGCAGAGGTGAATCGTTGGTGAAGAAGTAACCTATGGATATATCCTCAGCGTCAAAGGCGGAGCTCAAGGAAATCGCCTATGAGTGTATGAACGACAGGAAGTTTGCATGTAAGACATTGTTTCCTGAGCGTTTTGAATTGCCTTTCAGTGAGGCTATTCATGATAAGATTTTTGATATGATTAAGAGTGGTGTTAAGAAGGGTGCTATTGCAGCGCCTCGTGGCATCGGTAAAACAAGTATAGTGAACATTGCCCTCCCTGCAACTGAGTTGTTGTATCGGGAGAGCAAGTTCATTGTCCCTGTCAGTGCAACGGCATCCTCTGCAGTGATGCAGTCTGAGTCATTGAAGTGGGAACTTAGGAGTAATCCAATTATCAAAGGTCTCTTTGGTAACATGGAATCTGCAGAGTATCCATTCAATAAGGAACTTTGGACTGCCGCTAACTTTGAAGGGCAACGCTTCCCAGGTACTGGTGTAATGCCAAGGGGCGCAGGTCAGCAGATACGTGGACTCAACTATTATGGTATGCGACCTGATTTTATTATTGTTGATGACCTTGAAGACCCTCAGAAGATGGATAGTGAGGAACAGAGGAAAAAGAAGCTTAAGTGGTTCTATGCAGACCTGTTGAAGGCAATCCCTAGGCATAAGCCTTGGAGGATATTCGTAATCGGCACTATACTCCATGAGGATAGCCTTTTGAATAACCTACTTGAGAGCCCTGACTGGGAAAGCGAAATGCTTGAATTGTGTGATGAGAAGAATGTCAGTAACTGGCCTCAGTTCATCAGCGATAAAGAGGTTCAAGAGGAGTATGATGAACATAACCGATTGAACATGCTTGATGTTTTTTATAGAGAGTATCGGAACCTTGCAGGTGCAGATGGCCTTAATGGTTACGATGCAGGTGATTGGATTGACTATGATGAGAATGACCCACTTGATGATTTCCATGCAAGAGGGCATTTACCTACCGCAGTGATTGTTGACCCTGCGAAGACTGTGACAATGCACAGTGCGGAAAGCGCCATAGTAGGTGTATCGGTTGATACGGAACAGAACCTATTATGGTGGCGACAAACTCTGGGATTGAAGATACACCCAGATGAGCTTTATGATATGACTGCAGATATGGCTATCAGGATTAACGCTGATGTGATTGCAGTTGAGGTTACCAGTTTGCATGAGTTCATTACTCAGCCAATGAAGGACCATCTTGCGACACGTGGTTGGAAGGGTGAGTTTATTGAACTGAATGCTACAGGTAAGAAGGAAGATCGGATTATGTCCCTTGTGTCATACAGTAGACAGAAGAGGATGCGCTTTAATAAAGGTATGTGCGAGCGGCTTAAAGGGCAGTTGTTAGCAGCGCCACGAGCTAAGCTTG